AAGTGACATTAATGTCACTTTTATGTCCAATCTTGCGAATTTCTCTAAATAATTTCTTGAAAAAAAAAGTCTGAAATATTTTGAAAAAAGAAAAAGTAGTTTTTTGCAAAATCCAAATTCTGTTGACTTTTCAAATTCAGGTTTTCCTTTTTTCAATTTGGCATTTTTGGACATAAAAGTGACATTAATGTCACTTTTTTGTCCAATCTTGCGAATTTCTCTAAAGTATTATTTTTCATTTTTATTAAAGGTTTTACAGTTGCTATTGAAGTCTAATATTTGTTGTAAAGTGGAAACAGTATTTTGTATAAGCAATCTATTTATATTATTATATTTATTTTTACATTTTCTTTTATGCTTTGACAACCCTCCTGACGATTGGTATGTTTTATTACATATCTTACATGTATATCTCAAAAATGTATTTTGTTTTCTAAAATTGTGTTTTTCACTTTCAATATGTGTTTGATAATTTTGCTTTCTATCAGTATAATATTTGCATAATTCACATCTGTATTTATTAAATGTATAGTTATACACATTGTTGGTATGATCTTCTTCGTTATTAATGTTTACAACGTTATCATCTTGTGTATCTAATACCGATTCATTGTTATTTATTTCTGTCGGGTTATATTTCGCACATAATAATGTATTTTGATTCACCTCTTTACTCCAATATTCGCCATCAACAAAATCAAAAAACAACTTTACATCAATAACCGCTATTTTGAAGAATTCACGATTTGTATTTACACGTTCGCTATATTTTTCTAACAGGCGATGTAGGGCTTTTTCTTTCTCTCTTGGATTATTTACCTTTTTAGCAAATTCAATCACATATGGTGTAGGTGGTCCCCATGTTCCGCAATGATTTGCTTCTTGTAATCTTTCTTCAATATATCGTGTAGTCATTCCAACTTTCACCATACCCAATAATGATGGATTTGAAAAACAATAAATATATCCACTGGACGACATTATAATAAATTATAATATATTATTTTTATACTGTTTTGCGTCACATGATTTGTCGAGACCATAACGTAATCATTCGTAAATATATAACTATAAAACAATAATAAAGACAACTCGTTATAGTAGTATAGACAATGACCATCAAAGTAAATGTTACTTCGATTGATAAAGCAACCTTACAACAAATATTCAATCATTATAATTCCAGTAAACTTCCAGAAGAAGAGAGCTTGGAATATCTAGATAGATGTGAAGGAGGATTCAAAATAAATATTCCAAATATGAAAAATGCTATTTGTGACGCAAATGAAAAAATAAAACAGTTGAGATGGAGTAACGGAAGACTTGTATCATATGGAGGATATCCGTCTTTTACAGAAAAAGAAGAAATTCGCTTATATGAATCATTCGTATTTGCGTTAAATGGAAATGTAATATTAGAATAATGAAGAAAATATTGCCTGCGCATCAGGACATTCCCATACAATTTTGGGTCCAGGAACACCATTTTCATCGTCCAATCCGTTATTATATTCATAATACGGAATGGCTTTAGAAGTCGGTTTTTCCATATTCATGAGGCGATGAAGACCTAGCATGCGTCGTTCCATTGGTTTTTTTTGTAAGAATTTGCGACTATGATGTTTGAATGCCCATTCAAATTGGAGAGCGGATGACCAATCAGGAAACCCGCGAATATGACATACACGTTTCCATGTATGACCCCGTGTTACCTTTTTAGAAGTGGCTACTGCACCCCCTTTAATTTCTTTATTATGTTGTCGAAGGCGATGGTCTAAGTCGATGGTGGCTCCAACATATGTAGAATTATCCGAACACTCTAATAGGTATACGAAAAATTCGCTCATTATACTATATGACTACAAATATTCATATAGTAAAGGTAATAAATAATAATGTTAGAACGATTGTGTGATTTGAATTAGTAAGTATATTTAGTTCATGGTAAATACTTTTTGAACTTTATTATCTTTTATTATAATATATGATACCATCATCCCTACGTAAATCAATTAAATTGCGTACTCAACTAATTAGATATCCTATTGGTCTAAGTAGTCAGAATAAAAACCCTCAAGATAATGAAAAACCATCAGATTGTAAAGAAGAGTTAAATGATGTAATTAAATTCATGCTTACATTTATTATAGAAATAATCCCAACTGATGAACAAATTCGAATTATGCCTGATAGTATATCTAAAAAAATATTAACCAATATCAAAGAAAATATAAGACGACATGATAAAAGTAATACGCATGATATTGTAAATAGCATTATGAAAAATCCTCGTATTTTGATTAAAGATACTGGAATCGTCCAAATAGACAACTTTGTTTCCACTGGTAAAAAAGTGAAAGCAGTAGAATATAACAAACCTCAAATGATTGAGAACGATCTTAAAATAGAAGATTTGGAAGATGGTAGTCAACAAAATGGTGGAGGGTTAGATATATTTTTTTACAAAATGTTGTGTTTATTTCTCATGGCTACATGTGTAGCATCATTTCAAGCATATAACATATCGTCGCTACTAAATATGCCTAAGGATTTAAAAACCGTGATTAATACACGGTATAATGAAGAGTGTAGTAAAACCAACAGTTGTAAAGCGGTTGAACATAATCAAAACTTACATATATTAAGTAGTGAATTTAGAAAAGTAGCAACGGATTTTTTACTGACTTTTCTTAATACAAATGGACACTGTGTATTTAATAGTTATTTTGTAGTTGGTGATATAAAAAATATAGAATATAAATTTGAAAACAGAATCAAAAAGGAGTTAGCTAGACCATTACCGCCTTCAGGAAATACAGATCCAGATTATCATTCATTAGAAGGTCGTAGTGATATGACATATAATACTCTTACGATGACTGAAGTACAAAACAAAGAAATGTTACCGACACTTCGTAATGCAGGACGAGATTTATATATCCGTTATACTACATTGTCGTCCGATGATTATTTATTTGGATTTGCAAAGAGGGTTTTACAACCTACATTACCTGACATGGTTTCATTTATTGTTTCATTCAATAAGTATGACAATGAAAAACAAAGATATTCAATGGGTCATGTGGTGACTGCGTTTGTTCGAAAAATCAATAATGAGTATAAAGTAGCTATTATTGATATGAATAATATTGACGCATTAGTTTATATGGTATCAGGGGTTGCGGTGGATTATGGTATTTCTCCGTTACTTAGATATGAAAAAGGATTCTTTACTGATGATGAGAAGAGAAGCATTAATATTGATCTTGTTAATATTAAGGAAGAGTCATCCATAATTAAACAACAGAGTAAATATGGTAGTCAATATGGCACTAAAGATTTTGATATTTTCCCATTTGCTGTAGAATGTAGTGATCCTGTTTTCGAAACGGTTTACAACAGTTTTGCCACTTCGGTTGAAGAAAAACGCGATATTAACGCTAATTCTGACAAGGTGCGGTTAAAGTTTGAATTATCAAAGAATAATCGCGCAGTTTCTGATATTCATACAACATTACCAATATTCACAATGAATTATACAAATATTTTAGAATTAAGAAAACAGTTATACGCAATAAATACAAATGTAAAAATTGATAAACTATTAACCCAGATAACTCGCTATTTACATAGCAATGAACCAAATGCAGAACTACAACAAAAATTAGAAGAACAAGCTGAAAAAGAAAAAGTAAACGCACAAAAAATGGCACAACGAAAAAAGAACAGAAACGAAAGAAAATCAAAAAAGAAACCGTGCGATGCTTTACACGAGCATTGTCCATCATATAGTGATAAATCTTCAGGAGGAAAGAAAGCCAATATAAGAAATAAAACAAAACGAATAAAGCATAATAAGAGATATATTATATAAAAAGGTAATTATTGTAAAGATAATAAATAATAATCGCGAATAAATAATAATAAAATAAAATATACATGTCAAGAATATTGCGTGATTATATGTTACTTCCGCATGAATTACAAATACTACATACAGACTATAATGTATTAGTACATGAGCTAATTGATTATTACATTTATACATGCGATGTTTATCGTTATGGAATTACACATAAAACAAAATTTATATGTGTAAAGATAAAAGCATATCAAGATATATATTGTATAAATGTTGAATTAGCCAAATTCTTGGATAATTGTATTTTGCCGCGAATACAATCATTGGTTTATCGCCAATATAATCAAGAGAAAAAACAAAAAATTACATAGACGAAATAATAAAATATTGACAAGTTTTTTGTTGTATTATATTATATAATATTATGCAATGAATGATAATAAGTTACGTAACATTAGCTTCACTTCAGAAAACATGGAAAAGTTTATTCAAAGCTGTAAAAACCAACTGGAACTATTACCGTTATATTTGGATCAAATTCGAAATGGTTATGAACTGACAGAAGAGATGCTCGATAATATTGATATGTTTGATGATAAAAGCAAAATGAAATCGTTTGCGAGTATAACCGTTGCTATAAATTACTACTACAAAGTATATCATAAAGAGCCAATTATTCTTTTGAAAACACGGACAATATATCGTCTATATTTTTATTATTATCATATATAAACCATTTCTTCGCGTCACTATCCCACTGTCCTCCTAAATTTTTTATTTCATCCTTTTTGATAAAAGGAACTTTGAGATAGATTTTTGTCAATGAATTATAAGGACAACTTTCTAAGCCAATTGAAATATTCGCTAATTTATCTGCGTTATCATTCCCAAAAGAATGAATATCTGTATTATTAGTATGTGCCTTTACATGTATAAATTGGACAGTTAATTTATCTTTATACATTTCATATGCAATTTTGACCAATTCTTTATTTGGTATATCTACATTCCAATTTTTTTTACTACATTTTTCACCATAATAAGAAACACACTTTATTGCATATTCTGAATCACTTACAATAGCTATTTTTTTTCCATTTACAATATCGTCTTCTATAATAGAATACGTTTCAATAATCGCACACAATTCTGCAGTATTGTTCGTTTGTTTTCCTTCTATTCTTTTTGATATATTACGACTATCATTTATACCAAAAAAAATACCAATTCCTGCAACGGCGTTCTCTTTCCCGTTATTAGAGCAAGCCCCATCAGTATAAACATAATAGTCTGGATTAAATTCAACTGTATTGTCTTTCTGGTTAGAGTCAACTGTATCAAAAAAATTCGTTATATTATTTTGCTTTTGAACATTAGACGGGTTTATATTTATCTCAGTTTTCGATTGAATAAAATTATCCGCTTCTGATTTTGTATTGAATTTTTTATATATTGCGTTTTTATAACCTTTCACTGAATTATTACAATCATTCCAATTTGAAAATATTCCAATATCTCTCCCATTTGCAACAGCATAATATGGCATTTTTATATTTTCATAACAATATATTTTTATATTATTTACATATTTTATCATTTTGTATCCGTTTATCAAATCCATCGACTACATATTGAAATACCTCATACCAATAAACATCGCAATAATAAAATTGAATAATATTATTTATATTATTTTATATGATATAAAATGAAAACATCCGAGATTGTATTGACACGGTATTTATATATCAAAATAATGGTAATAGATACCCTACATAATAGTATAGAAACTGGAAATTACGATTCTGCAATATTTTGGGCATATGAATTATACTATTCAGGATTTGAAGACCAAGTGATTGAGTATTTGATGGCAATGCTGGATTACAAATACAAACATCATATAAAACTATGTAATTATATAAGAAAAAAACAAGAAGAAAACACTCCGACATTTGTAGCTACTATTTTGAAAAATATGCAAATAAAAAATCATGAGAACCAAGAAACACTTAAGCCAAGATTTATAACAGTAACCGATGAACAAATCGAAAAATATAAAACGGTGGAACCAGAAAAACATATTTGGAAATATTTGCGTAAGGTTTGCGAAACACCAGTAGCCCCAATAAAAATGTCGAAGAAAGCAGAAGACAAATTATTAGAGATATATAGATATAAATGGTTATTTTATGCTTCACGTTCTCCAATTTGGAAAGACCGAATTGTAAAATATAATGGAATCATCGACTGTAGCAAAAAAACGGTCGAGTTTATAAACGATGACGATCTAGAAGCATTTTATGATAAATATGGTTATGAACCAGATGAACAGCCGTTGAATATACAAAGGAATTGTATAGGAATACAAGAAATAGTTAGATAAAGAATATAAAAGCAACCATATAACCATGTAATATGGAATATACAATTATTACTGCGTGGTATGATGTTAGAGAAAAAGAGGACCATCCTCAAAAAGATGATACTTCAAACCAATTTTTTTGTTCACCGCAATGGTATTTTGATTCAGCGAAATTGTTATTCGAAAAACCTTTTCCAATGGTTATCTTTACCGAGCCAAAATGTAGAGAAACTATATTGGCAGCTAGACCGCAACATCTTCACCACATAACAAAATTCATATATAGAGACTATGATGAATTGGCATATTATTCGTATTTCAAACAGTATGAAGAAAATCATAATAAGAATAAAATCCAAAATGTAACACATGAAAAGTTTACAGCGTTATACAAGTTTATAGTCAATCAAAAAGTGAATTTTGTCAAGGATACGATTATGATGAATCCATTCCAAACCGACAAATTTGCTTGGATGGATATGCGGTTACATTGTGTATATGATATGTCACTTGAAGAAACAAATGAAGTGATGAGAAATATACCAGAAGACAAGGTCAAACTCATGCAAATGTCATTTACTGCGCCCGATGAAATATATGGTAGACACGATTTTTATTCTTGGACAAGAGGTAAAGTTGCTGCAGGTTTTTTCGGAGGTTCTCGAGAACCTCTTTTACAATTCATACAGCTTTGTCAAACGGAACTTTTACAAGCGATAAAAGAAGAGATGGCACCAACTGATGAAATGATATATTCTTTTGTGATTGCGCATAATAGTCATTTGTTTGATCCATATATTGGTGATTATGGATTTTGTTTGAAGAATTTATTGAGAACAAGAGGAAGTACACATTTGGTATTTCCTTTTTTACAGAAGTCATTTGATAAAGGCCTACATGGATATACAAAGGCAATTTGTAATAGTATTAGAGAGGCATGTAAAGCGAATGAATTACAATTATCTGCAGAAGATGTTCATAAAACGTGGTATTACAATTACGTTGCGCACTTTTGGTTACAGAAACGCGATGAATGTTATGTCATATTGAATGAATATTATGAAATAGCAAAAGAAAGAGAGGACGTAAGACATCATATCAAACATTGTTTGGATTTCTTGAAATCAATGATTCAGTATATGGGTGATGAGAACCTGACAAATAAATTCGAAGAGTTTCGATAAATAATTATATATAATATTTTTTATATATAATTTTATAATCCATTATATTCAATATCGTATATCAATGAATGAATCAAACTGAAACCTGAACCATTACTATATATTTTTTCGGCTTTGCTTAAAATAAAAAAATCGGTCATGGTATCTCTAACACCATGAATCATATTAAAATCTACCTTATTTGTTGGTGTTCTCAAATCACCCAAATGAATTTTATTATTTTCATAATAAAACAAAGATGGTATTTTTTCTTTCAACGTAGAACCCATAATACACGAATCAGTTAATAAAATATACTGAGAATCATCCGAAACAATATTTTGTATTTTATCATGAAATTCAATCAATTTATTTTCATCAAATAATCCTTGATGAATAAAATCATCGCCACATCTTAAATGAATGACCTTATATGGAAGCCCAGTATTTATTTTCAAAATATCAAACACAGATTGAATATGAAGAAGCATATCATCGGTCGGTATAAAAACTCTTTTTAAAAATTGTTTACATTGATCGCTTAGTGGTCCCCAATTATGCATATCATCATTAATGCGTGTATAAAACGAATTAGAAATACAAGAAAATGATTTGGTAGTTTTAAATGCGTCGACAACCGCTGTATAAATATCATTATATAGATAAAATGAAGATCCTGGAATAAACTCATATACAGAACTATGTTGTTCAGAAGTCATGATAGGACTGGACTGTATAAACTTATAAATAGGATGACTATTATTTAGTAAAAAAGTATAATTATATTTTTGACATTCTTGGAATAAACAAATTGTTCCTCGAATAAAATCAGCAATACCTGGTGGTTGAGGATTCGTATTACATACTTGAAGATAACTATGAATACATTTTGGTATATAAGCAACTAATACATCTTTTTCAGCACATTCATCGTTATAAAATTTTATTGTATAATTTGGATTGATTTCCATAATTTTTGTAACGATTTCATCTAATGTGACCTCAAAATGTGAACCGTCCATTAATCGAATATCATCTACCATAATAATATGAGTTTTAATAGAATGATTTTTTATTTGATCTAGTTCATGTAATATAGGACACTTTAATTCAGGATCGCACCCAATATCAACATTTTCTGCCCCACCTGACCAATGACTATCTAACCAAAATGTAATTTCAGTATTGATTGATTGAATAATATTTACTAAGTCGTATCGACTATTTCCTTTATGAATAATGGTATTTTCATAATTGACAAATCGATCTGCACATCTTTTATGATATGGTTCTGATAATTCCATGCTATGTAAATATTTGAAATTATTAGATGCTCTTACTAGTTCAAGAGTGTCGCCTTTATATGTACCAGTTTCAACAAAAGTACTATTTGAATATTCTAGTAATTCATTTACAAATGGCATAATAAAAATACTATATCAAAACTATTTATATAGTATTTTTACTTATATATTTTATTTACTTATATATTTTCACTATTTGGTATATCTAAGGTTCTCGACATTTTCACTTTTGTATTATGAAACTGTAAATAGTATTTGAATAAATCAGGAATATTAGAGATAACATTCATGGCTGTTTGATAGCTAGCCGAAACGACTTGTGTATCCGGATAAAATTTGATAGAATACCACCAAAAAGGCGGAATATAGAGAACATATCCAGAGACAACTTCAAATTCCAGAAATTTCAATTTATCCATGTCATTCAAATGTTCTTTTTGAGGCACCCAAGGATTTATTTTAGAAAAGAATTCATAGTTCTCATAATCAATGATAGGATGCAAGTTTTTTCTGCTTCTCCATGGAGATATTTTAACAGATATCTTGCCTGAACAAACAACTAAAAACCGGCGATAATCGGTATGATACCGAATAGGCGTAACGCACCCGGAAGACCCCACTAATAAATCATATTTAGACTGAAAATTGAAGGTTGGTTTTAAATAATCATCTAGTTCTCGAATTTCAGATATTAAATCGATTTCTTCTAGAAAGTCTTGATTATCTTCCATAAAATAATGTCCACTTGAATCACTTTTCATTAATGTATGAAAACTACTATTTGAAATAATAATTGGATCAACTGAATTTATATTTGGATTCCAATAATCGAGAACATCCTTTACTTTTATATCTATGTTCTCATATTTTTTGAAAGGTTCTCCATTTTCCATTTTAGAAAAGAAATCGGGAAACATTTTTTGGAATTCGAAAATGGTAGGTTGTTTCACGTTGCATATAGTCTGTAATTCCTTATTTGAAATATAGTCCATTTCGTATATCTCTAAATCCTCACTTTTTTTATATTGATCATTGATATGTATATATAAAAACAGAATGACCATAAATATTAAAAATGTGACAAATAAATTCATATAATAAATATATTAAATATTACGATATATTTATTATAATAAAACCGCATATTATATAATGACAGTGATCAATGGTATTGAGATTGATATTTTGAATTATGATGTAAATTATACGAAAGAGGCCATTATGAATAATGACCCAATTGAAGATAAATTACATGTAATTGCTGTTATTTCGAATCCTGCACAATTTGCTAGACGATATATTTTAGCGAAAGAGTTTATTCATCGTATGGAAGAAGACCCCAATGTGATTTTATATGTGGTTGAATTAGCATATAATACACAAAATCATTATATAACAGACCGTAAAAATCCGAGACATTTACAGTTGAGAACCAATGATGTTTTATGGCATAAAGAAAATATGATCAATGTAGGGATAAAGAAACTATTACCTAAAAGCTGGAAGGCAGTTGCTTGGATAGATGCCGATGTAGAATTTGAGAACACATCATGGGCAAAAGATACATTAAAGGTATTGAATGGTTATAAAGATATTGTTCAACCATTTAGTCATGCAGTGGATATGGATACAGATGAATCGGCAATGAAAATATTTACAAGTTTCGGATATCAATATGAAAAACAACAGCAATACAACAAAAACGCGCAAAACTTTTGGCATCCAGGATACGCATGGGCAATGACAAGAAAAGCGTATGAACGAATTGGTGGGTTATATGAATATGCAATATTGGGTTCAGGTGATAATATAATGTCTCTTTCACTTATCAAAAATGGATTAAAGGGTATCAATGAAGAATCTACTGAAGATTATAAGAATACAATTGAAATATTTCAAGAAAAAATGAGAACATTAAGATTAGGTTATAGTCCAGGTGTTATAAGACACTATTATCATGGGTCCAAGAAAAAGCGCAGTTATAATGATCGATGGAAGATTTTGACAGAGAACTTTTACGAACCGCGAATTCATTTAACGCGCGATAAAAATGGTTTATTAATACCTACACGAAGTTGTCCGCCTGATATATTAAATCGAATCAAGAGTTATTTTTATGATAGAGATGAAGATGAGTTCAATAAATAAACAAGTTAGTCAGAGTCATTCATTTTAGGTGCTAAAAAGAATTTCATAGATCCTTCATTTCCTAAATCATATACAATTGATAATGGATACTGATTACACAACTTAATTTCCATTTCTTTTGCCAATTTATTGAAACAACAAATATGATGAAGAAAATTCAAACTGAACGAAAGATTTAACTCTTCACCTTCGTTAATCGAGAACGACGTGAGATCATCGATTTTTATTTCAACGGACATTTTACCTGAATCAGGACTATTTGCGAATAAAACGATTTTTTCTTCACTACATGTGATGTCCATAGAGTCGCCAAACATTTTTAATTGATTGATCAGTCCAGAGAAGACGCCAGATGGAACGGTGAATTCGGCAACATAGTCAATCGGTGGAATCGACATATAGTCTACTTCTAAGTCAATTAGAGGAACCTCAAAATGTTTATCAAACGTCTTTTTATCGTCTGAGGTGAAATGTACGGATAATGTGTCGTTTGCTTCAACATCGAAAACGATGTTTATGCTTTGCGTGGAAGCGCGAGCATTCAATATTTTATACAAAATACTGGAGCTAATACCAATCGCAACATCTCTACTATGCGTGTAATTATCGAACCATGTAGAAGGCAATACTAATTCAATAATGGAGACTCTTGCAGAATCCATGGTTTGAACATACATGCCAGTACTTTTACATTGAATCGAAATATGTTCTGTAAATATTTTCATGTTTTGAAAAATGCTTGTAAAAATATCCGTTTTTACAGGGTTCGTAATGACTAGTTCCATTATAACATAAATACCAAATGCTATTTATATTATTTTGTTTTTGATTTGATTACTTGGAAAACAATTCCGCTAGTTTTCCAGGACTATCCGCTTTTGAAATTAATACGATACGTTTTTCGACATTAGCATCAATAAACGGTTTTAATAAAGTCGCAATAGATTCTACCATAGATGGAGTATAATAAATAATCATTAATTGAGTTAGTTTTGAATATTTTGTTTCTAACGCCATACACTTGCTACAAAATTCTTTTATAATACCTCCATAACGTTCAGCTGCAGATATTGTAAATGAATCAAGAATCAAATGTACTTCAAACATAGTATATGATGTTAATATACTATCATATAGATTAATAATATAATTCACAATGGATGTATAGTTATCTGGACAAGCATATAATTTAAAAATGGTATAATCAATCATGATTTTATTTGTATTAGGAATAATAAAAATAGTTTTTTGAATCATTTCGCTCAAGTTAAATGCTTGGCTCATTTGTTTTGCGCAGTCTAATTTTTGACTCTTTTTAAAGAAACTGTTTTTTCCTTCCTTATCTAGAAAATCTTCTTTATATTTATTCATTTTAGCTAGTAAATCATCTGTAGTATTCATACAATGAAAATATACATATAATATGAATAAAACCTTTATATTATATTTTACAAATGTCTTCTCTATTTTTACATCCTAATATTTTTATGCCTCATCCGTCCCTTCGAGAATTGCGTTTTCTTCTGTAGTAACACCATTCGCCATTGTAAAGGTAGATGTTTGATCAGGCACAGGAAGAGCAATACCGCGTTCTTCCAAAAGCATCTTATTTACGTCCATCGTATATTTTTGTAGACTCAATAGAGTATCTTTTACTACAGCAAGCTCTTCGGCAAGTAGAACAAATCTGCTATTGTATTCTTCTAATATATCATTCAAGTCAGTCAACTGTTCCGGGTCAGATTCCGCGGAAACCTGATTTGAGTCTGCGTCTCTGAATTCAACTACAGGTTTATATACTTTATTACCCTCTTGAGATTCTTTCATGAACTGCTCTAATTTGATAAGGCGTGTATCAACAAGGGCGATTACCTGAGGCAATGTAAGACCAGCACCAGCACCTGCAGATTGTGATGGTGACTGAGCAGGTTGAGAAATATTTGGCGTTTCAACACCGGCTCTTCTTTGTCTAGCGGAAGCAATAGCACGACTCATATTGTAATATATAGTACATATTCTCTAAATAGATTACAATGACCTGTATGAGTGAAAAACAATATAAAGAATATTGTCAAATAACAATAACATAAAAAGAATTAAATAAATATACAAAATGACAGTGAAGTTAATTAGTTATTCAAAAGGTTGCGACGATACAGATAAATCATTACAAGACTTGGTCGCCTACTGTGCTCGCGTTTCAAATCCAGCAAATCAAAATAATACAGAAACGAATGAAAAATTAATAAAATATTTGATTAACAATCAGCATTGGTCTCCATTAGAAATGGTGAATATATGTTTGGAAATTGAAACGACAAGAGATATATGTAGACAAATTTTGAGACACCGTTCTTTTTCATTTCAAGAATTTTCGCAAAGATACGCAGAAGCGAATCTTGGGTTTGTAACAAAAGAAGCTAGACTTCAAGATACAAAGAATCGTCAAAACAGCATTGAATTAGCTGAAAATACAAATAGCGACTTGAAAAACGATTGGGAAATCATGCAGCAAGAAGTAGCTCTTTTATCGGAAGCAACCTATAAATGGGCATTATCCAAGGGAATTGCGAAAGAACAGGCAAGAGCAGTATTACCGGAAGGTATGACCGTATCAAGAATGTATATGAATGGAACGTTACGATCTTGGGTTCATTATTTACAATTGAGAACTGGAAACGGAACACAGAAAGAACATCGAGACGTAGCTTTAGAGTGTGCTCAAGAAATAGCAAAAGTATTTCCTATGATTTTGGAATTGATATAAGAAAATTATAATTTCTAAGGAATCTGTATAATATGGATATGTTACAAGAAGTTATAGAACCATCAAAAAAGACATTTTTAGGTCATGTATTTTCATCAACTGAAGAAGGTAAATCAGAAATATTAAATGTAATACAATATGCTTTAATGGGTGTTATTCCAGTTGTATTATTAAATAAATCCATTCAGCGATTTATTCCAGAGGCAGATACGGAAAAGTCTAGTTTAGAGATTTTAGCAGAAATATTTATTCAGTTAATTGTCATGTTCTGTGGAATTATTATTATTCATCGTATTATTACATATTTTCCAACATATAGTGGATTTAAGTATGAGCATTTGACACTAACAAATGTTATTTTAGCATTTCTAGTATTGGTATTAAGTATCCAAACAAAGATGGGTATTAAAGTCAATATTATGGTTGATCGTTTAGGTGAATTATGGAATGGTTCGAGCGCAAAACCCGCAGACAAGAAGGCTGTCAAAAATAATGTTAGAGTTAGTTCTCCAGGACAAGGACATAGCCCAAGTCAAGCGGATTTTTTAGACAACAGTTCGATTCAAAACGGTATGTTTCCACCTGCGCCAATCGCGTCTTCTAAACCATCGCAAGGATCATATGATACAATGATGCGTGGTTCCGGAATGGCAATGGCAGAGTCAGATTTTGGATCATATATGGGTCCTATGGCCGCAAATAGTGTATTAGGTGGTTCTTTTGGATCTTCTTTCTAATTATCTAATGATTTCTATATAATTATAAAAATCATTTTTTTGGTAACTTACAACACAATTTTTTGAAATCAACTTTGCGATGGATCTTGGTGCTATTTTCAAAAATTTGTACTCATTATAATAAATATAGATATTATAATTAGTTATAGAAAACGATGCGCAACTTATACCACTGCTGAAATAAAATGTCCTATATTATTTCTTCAAGCGTTTAATATACTCTGCGCGTGGTATTATGTGAATTTGATTTTGCGTATTTTTTTGTCTGGGTTCCATACGTCAACGCATTTTGTAATCGCGTTGCAGTCATTGTGCGAGAACCATGATATTTACTACTAATGCGGCTTATTTTCTTCTGCATCCTTGTTGATTTTATATTTTTCACAATTTCATGCTGTTGAAATGACATACCAAATTCAGTCATGAATCCAGATTCAATCAATATTGATTCATACATATCTATTGCTTCTTCAATAGTAAATCGCTGTAATAAATTTGGTGTAGTCATATTAAAAAAACACAATTCCATGGAATCTACAACCTGATCTTTCAAAAATCTAGCCGAGCAATTTAATAAATAATATAAACTCATGCCTAATCCATATACATCAATTGTTCTGATCGATTTATTTATAAACGCATTATAGTTTTCAGGTCGTGTTTGATTTATTAGCATAGTATGAAATTCTTGTAAATATTTATTTATAATGTCTTTCTCTTCATGATGTGATCTATTATGTATAATATACTCCATAAAAATATTAAATGCATCTACAAATTTAGTTTCAGAGTTACTATCAAGATCAGCCAATAGATCTGAGAACACTAACTCTTTTTCGTCTATTGATTTATGCGCAAAAGACATATAGTCTATCTTATTTAAAAATTGAATTTCAAAAGGATAATTCCAAAACGGATAATTATAAATCCAACTATCAGAACGATTACTATTTCGTATTTCACGTGAAACGTTTCTCATATGTCCAAAATCAATAAAATTAGTTCTATTTTCATTCATATTATAAACGATATTTTGCGGTTTTACATCATGGTGAACAATACCGTGTTTTTGAAATAATAAAATACCAAGAAATAATTTGTGCATTTCGAACCATATTTTTTTGACTTTCATTTGATTTTCATGTGTGTTACTCATTTCATCAACCATATTAGCAAGCATTTTCAAGTTAATACCGCCGTCTTTCATTACTAATAAATCAAATTTGTCAATATTGTCTTTTACAGATTTTTTATGTAAATATTTCTTTTTCATATGGCTACATTTTTCAATCGCTTTAATCGCCTGCCTTGTTTTTTTAATACGACAATGTGTAGGAATACCTAAATAAAACTTGCTTGTTTTATCTGCCTTGGATATGATATTATATTCTTTTAGTTCCTTTACCGCCTCTTTAGACAACATAACCTTTGATATTTTATTTTTATATGTAATATTTTTATTTGCACACGAAAGACTTGGTTTAATAACACAACCATATGCTCCTTCGCCAATTACAATAGGTTCTTTTATCATATATACTTATATATTATTTATATATTATTTTCAGTTCTAGGAACATAGTCCATAGACTCCATCATTTCTAATTTTCGAATCGACTTTTCGTAATTAGCTTGTTTATCTAAATTATTAAATAGATAATCAGTTCCTGGACTTTGTTCGTTTTTTTTGATTTGCTTATATATGTCATTAATCTTTTCAACAACATTATGAACCAATTCCTTCTTTGAAATTAATTCAATATCTAAAGGTACTGGCTCTGTCAATAACGCAATAGCAAAATATAAAAGATATCTGCGTTTTTTACATGAACCAGTTGTATATTTAATACAAAAAATATTCATGATGGACGTCATAAGTTTGCTTATAAATGGACTATTTAAATCTGTCGAGTATTTATTAAGTGAATCCCATACAAGCCAAATAATATCCTTTTGATATTTATTTTCCACAGATAAGTTGTTTCTTCTTTCACAAAAACACGATTCTTTTCTTTTTCGACATATTAAATCGAATTCAATAATCCATTCTACCCAATAGCATGCGTTAAGCATATTACGACGGTCGCATGAGATATTATAGGATAATTCATTAATCGCTATAAATAGTTCTTTTGGATCTTCTTTTTTAAATATTGGTTCTGCGTATTTCATGGAAGGGGCTTTTAACCTTTCAGTCATCTGTGTTATATCAAATTCTTCTATTCGATTAATTTTAATAGATTCAAAACTATGTTTTCTATTTGAATATGTAAGTGTGGCAATGACTTCGGCAAACAAATTTCGAATTGTTTGGTTATTACGCAACTGGATTTCTACAGGATGTTTTCCGCTAGTAATAATATTTCTAAATATTTGAAATCGCATTTCTAAATAGGAAACGATCTTTGGATTTCCTAGATGAATATGTTTTCCAGTATAATGAATAATTGTTTCCCATAATTCCATAAAATGTCCAGCGCATATTAACTCTGCAGACCAATAACAAGCAGGTTCTATTTTACCCTTTATCATATTTTGAAGTAATTGGTTGCGAACTTCTGTTTTCTTATAATTAGAGAACGATGTGCCTTTGAAATACGATGGTTCTCGAATATCATTTATTTCTGAATTATTTGGTATTGAATTATCCATTATATATATTTTAGCATAAAATTCATATATCTTTTATACGAACCATATATATGAATTTCTTGGACAAGTCTTCTGGATTATTACAAACATTTGGCAAATCGGTTTATGATTTTTTTCCAAAGAAGCTAACATTTTGGTCTGTTTTATTTTATTTTTTCTTTTTTTATTTTATTGTATATGTCGGGTTTAGCATTTATATTTATGCAAATGGTCTTGAATATGAGATTGATTGCGAAAGTACAACCAATTGTGTGAAAATAAAAAAACGCACTGATACAAAAGAAACAATGACAACAGATAAACCAAAAGAATCAGAATCAGAATCAGAATCAAAATCAGAATCAACAACCAATAAACACGAAGACATGACAAATAACCTTACTCTGTAATAATGCGAGGAACAATATTGATTGTTTGTAATTCTTGTGATAATAATTTAAAGGCATATGGTACTTCTACTTTAGCAAAATCCGTTTTATTGCCGCATGTTTTACACAGATGTATTGAGAAATCAGAATAAGTAGATACTTTATTGGAATTGCTATCATTAAACGCAGCTGTTAATCCACATTTCTTACATACATATAGACTGTATTTATCTGACGCATCATATAATCTTTCTCTACAGAATCTTGATGCTCCGTGAGCAATCATAACATCTCTCTCCATTTCTCCAATTCTGAAACCACCATCACGACTTCTACCTTCTGCAGGTTGTCTAGTGAGATTCACCATAGGGCCAATCGAACGACTATGTTGTTTGTCATTTACCATATGTTTCAACCGTTGATAAAAGACCGGTCCAATAAATATACTTGTTTCCAGTTGTTCACCAGTTAGACCATTATACATCACCTCATTCCCATAACTTTCATATCCGACCCGTTGAAGCTCTGTCGCGATTGTTTTCACATCTAAATTGCCAAAACTGGTTCCATCTCCAAACATACCAAGTTGTAGCAATACCTTACCTAATAGTGTTTCTTTGAGTTGAGCAATCGTCATTCTGCTAGGAATCGCATGAGGATTGATTATAATATCTGGACGCAATCCGTCTTTTGTAAAGGGCATATCCATCTCTGGAATGATGTTACCGACAGTACCTTTCTGTCCATGTCGCGAACTTACCTTATCACCCATTACGGGTTTTCTTAATGTGCGAACTCTGACTTTTGCAAAATTATAACCATCACCGTTTCTTCCTGTATAATTCTTGTCTATGTAGGTTTCTTCTGTCGTTCTAAATGTTTTACTCTGATCTTCGAACTTGATTATCTTTGTTGGATCATTCCTATTCTCTTTAATAGGAATTATTTTTGCAATAATGACATCACGATTTTCAACCAATTCATTCTCTTGGATAAAACCTTTTTCATTCAACTTGTCATAATTGCCGAACTTGATACCTTTGGTTTTCGTTTTATCTGGTTTACAACGGATAATTTCATCGCGAATAATATTTTTGTCTTCATCCTTCTCTGTATGATATATTGTTGCTAGAAATAATCCTCTATCAATGGAACCTTTATTGATCAATACACTATCTTCTTGATTATAACCCGTGTGTGTCATGATTGCGACATGTATTTGACATCCAGAAGGAATATTATTCAAGTGTAAGAAATTCATTACACGTGTTTCGACTAATGGTCTGGTTGGATAATTCAATACATATGCTGTCTTATCCATTCTATGGTCATAATTGGTGGCATATACACCCATTGCCTGTTTCGCCATTGCCGTTTGATATGTGTTTCTAGGTGCTTGATTATGTTCTGGAAATGGAATACATGACGCTAAAACTCCAAATATTGTTGACGGATGGATTTCGCAATGCGTATAATTGAATTTAATATTTTCATTATTTAATAAATACTGGTCTTTTGCTTTCATCGCAATCATTGAATTATCTTGCTCCTCTGGATCAATATATTCAATGACCGATTCGTCTAATTTACAAGACGTTAGCAAATCATTCCAACATAGCTCTTTTGCGTTTAATTGTCTAATAATATCGTGTGTAATAAGTGCTCTATTATTTCTGACTTTCAATACAGGTCTGGTTAATCTTCCGCCGTCATTACATATGCGAATCTCAGACATCTTGTAGTTGAATATGATTGACGTATATATATTGATAATACCCTTGTATTTTTTATCTTTCATATCTGCATACAATTCATTTGGATTTTCACAAATACCAATCCATGCTCCATTGACGAATACCTTGACTTTTCCATAGAGCTCTTCAGATGATACAATCGATTCAATGGGTATGATAAATTGTTTTACATATTCTCTTAATGGACTACTATTCGTAGGAATTGTTATATGACCCAAATAACTTATATTTTTGACTACACCAATAGACTGGCCTTCTGGAGTTTCCGCTGGACAATTGTGGGTTACAAATGATGAAGCAACAAATGAATGATTATTGCTTCTGGTTGTAAAATCATATACCAATTCTGGAGTTATCTCAATGATTGTATCTAATAAATCAGTGTTATATTTTCCATTTGCTTCTCGAACAATCAATTTATTATTTGGTGACAATTCCGATACGTCTTTCCATACATTTTTACCGTCCATCATAATAAGAAACGGATGATTCGCGGTTGCTTTTATTTTTCTGCCGCTTATTGTTGTTATTTCAAATAGTCTATCAGGCATCTTACTAAAGCACGAATAAATGTCGGATGGTTCGTCAAATAGTGTTTCAGGATTTACAGTATTTACTCTATCGCCATCAATCATATATTTCATTTTTTTTATAGTTGATTTATCTGACATGAGAATCTCACAATCACCGGTTAAGCACAAGAAGCCCCATGTTGTATTATGAAGTTTTCTAGGCGCAATTAATTCGCCACTCTTTTCCAAAGGTGTATTGATACGACGTAAATGACTTAAACTGGCAACATATGTTAGCCTATTCAATACTTGAGCAACACCTACTTTACTAGAACTTGATTGTTTAATACTAAAATCACCAGTCGCTAATGCCCTGTTTATTCCATTCTCAATAGTGGTCGACTTCATAATTTTGTATATATTTGTCATATTGATAATACTTTCAAAATCTTCGGTTGACCTCCATGAACCAGTATTGATTTCGCGAATCACTTGCTTTTGCATTTCCTTTACTAACTTGTTGAAATAGTTTCTGAAGAGATTATTCAATAGGGTTCCGGTTAACTCAATGCGCTTATTGATGTATGAATCTCTATCATCTGGTGGAAGCCAACCTTTGCTAGTTTGAATTAATTTTTTTGCCATGTATCCTAATAGATACAACTTTTGAGTTAAGGACGAACAATGTGGAAACAGATCATTGTCCAAGACTTCTTGAGCAAATGCCCGTTTTTTCCTTGCGCCAGTTTCTTTATCCATATTCATTGGCATGTAAGCAACCAAAGATGTAATATGTCTCATTGCGTCTTCTTGTGTCATATATTTATTTGCGTCAATAATCGATGCTTGTAGAAAGTCTAATAACTCCGAATTCATCGACTGGTCGATATCTAACAATATATATTGACAAACATTCTTATCAGACACAATACCAAATGCTCGAAATAGCACAAAAAGTTCAATCGGTTGCTTAATTCGAGGTATAGAAATATATATTCCGTGACCAAAACCGTTGTTTTTCGAAGCAATCATCATTTCGGTTTGCTTTGGAGATATACATTTGAAATCAGGAACCGATTTAATTTCCGCGAACCAAGCCCATTTTGTAGTATTTTTACCATCGAAACAGTAGACGCGATTTTCTGCTGCGCGTTCTTGACCCAATACTGTTTTTTCTGACCCTTTAATGATAAAGTATCCTCCGCAATCCATATGACATTCGCCAGTATACAATGGATGAATATTGCGGTTTTGATATAACATACAAATAGACGATTTTACCATAATGGGCATTTTACCAATGTTTATTTTTGGCAAGTATTTATGTATGACTTTTGGAGTATCTATATTTTCAGTGTTTCTGATAATATAATCGATTCGAAGATCAATCGTCATTGTTGACGCATATGTGAAGTTGCGTGTTCTCGCTTCCTGTGGAAGCATCATCTTTGTTGCTCCATTATTTTCATGAATCTGTGGCGGATATAACTTAAAGTTCTCAAATCTGACAATCGTATCTAGAAGATGAACGTCGTGCTCTGGTAGGTAGTCATGTTCCGAATGAATCGTAACAGGATTGAACATGTCGATTGTCTTCTGTATTTGATAGTTAATGAAATTATTATAGGATTCAATCTGATGTCGCACCAGTCTATCTAGATGCTGTCCTTCAAAATAGGATTCAATAATTTCATATGGTTCTTCAACATAATTACCAAGATGACCTAACACACTCTGCTCTTTATTATCAAATTCATATAGTCCATTCTTATCTTCTTGATATTCTTGCATCGTGTATAGTGACATTATGGAATTAGTTATTAATTATATAATCGCTTCAATTTTTTAGATCGTTTCATAAAATATATTATTTAGAGTAATCGTAAAAAATGGTGAATGGACTATAAACGTTTTTTTAAGCGTTTTATTTTCGAGTCATCTAATAAATAGATGTCTGAAAAAAAAACGATACAAATAAATCCAGATTTATTTAAAGTTTCAGAAAAAAATACATCGCGAAAAAATCAATCATTGCCAAAAATAAAATTAAAATCTACAGAAAAAAAAACAAGAGATAAAACATTGCGTAGAAATGTTCTCAAAATGATACGCGAAAAACAACAAGAAGAATACAAACGTTTATTTGACAAGTCAAAACCTAAGAAATCCTCTTCAGTAAATAATTCTGAAAAAGAGTTTAATAAGGATTTTGATGAATCATTGGAATTCTTTTCGTCATTGGCCAGTAAACACGAGAACGAACCACATAATACAACATTTAAAAAATATCCTGAAATGAATTCTGTGTTACTACAGCCACATACACCTATATTTATTGATACAAATGAAAATGTCAATGTTGATTTACCTGACGTGTTTTCAAGACCGAATACAGAATTTGTTCAAATTAACCGTCCTTCTATACAACTACCACCTCCACCAAAATATGGTTGTTTGAAAAACGGCAGCTTACCTACATATAAAACAATGTTTCGACAAACGCAGAGAACATATCCGCCTATACAAAATACATCTTCTTATCCTAGGCCTGTACCTACATATATTAGTTCTCAAAATCAAAATCAAAACCCTCTTTCATTTGTACAAACAGAGCAACGAAATGATAAAATAGACACTGCAAGCGAGACAAGAACAAATCCATACAATATTGTACAAAAACATGAAAAGGCTCAAACAATGTTTAACAATAAGAATCAAAACAGAATTAAATATCTGAAACGTAAAAAGATATTTAAACGAACATATCGCGTTGGAAGATCGAGTACAAAACCGCAAATAGGTGTATTGGTTTCAAATCGAACAGTAAGAAATAGAATAACAACTGAATCGCAGTTATTAAAACAAACACCTATACAAGATGTTCGCAAGTTTCTTATTAAAAAAGGGTTTATCAAAGTTGGCTCAAACACACCAAATGATGTTTTGCGTAAAATGTATGAAAGCGTTTCACTTGTTTGCGGTGAAATACAAAATCATAATCCTGAGAACCTGCTTTATAATTTCATTCATGATACAACTCATTCGTAATTATATAAAATATGTATGCAACACCAGACATCATAGAACACCAAATAAAATATATACACATTCTCGCAAAAAATAGTCGTTTTTTTTTCAGCGGAATTCTTCCAACTGATGTCCAGTCATCAGATAGATCACATAAATCTGAATCGACGAGCAATTCATTATTATTAGGCGAATTGATAATTAGCTCCTCTTCTATTTGTAACAAAAAATCATCTTTACCCTGTATGTTTTCGCAATTATGAATGTTGTTATTCGGTGAGAACATATGTTTGTCTTTCTATTAGAAAGCGAACATTATTTTTATATCATTTTATTAGATGACTCTATATTACACCTCTAATACAATAGATAAATAATATAAATAATATTTTATATTATTTATAGATGCCACCAAAGAAAGAAAGTATATTTGACCAATATTTTTTGATAACAAAGGAATATTCAGAAAAATATGGACCCCAAACAATCTTATTTTATCAAGTAGGCGCATTTTTTGAAATGTACGGAATTCAAACCAAATCGGGTGATATTTTAAAAAGCCGCGTAGATGAATTTACGCAAATTGCTCAACTAAACATGTCGGCAAAAGAAATTGAGACAGACGGAGGATCAGTTATTATGGCTGGTTTTCGCGATTATTCTCTTGACAAATATTTGAAAATAGCAACAAACAATGGATTTACTGCAGTTGTTTATATTCAGAACATGACAAATCCAAAAAATATAACTCGTGAATTACATAGTATATATTCACCAGGAACATATATTTCATATGATACGGAATGTTCTCAACAATTATCAAATAATATTATTTGTATATGGTTAACGACACATAAACCGTTTAGGTCAAATCAGGTTCAACTAGTCTGTGGTATATCTAGTTCTCATATTTTTACTGGTGAATCGTCAATGTTTGAATACGAAACACCTTTTATTATGAATCCGACAACATTTGACGAATTAGAAAGATATATATCTATTATTATGCCAAGTGAAGCCATTGTTATTTCATCACTATCTGAAAAAGATACCAATACAGTTATTCAATATTCTGGATTGAGAACAAATATGATACACAAAATAGTTTTGGAATCAGAAACAAATATGAAAAAGATAGAAATAGTGGAGAACTGTCAGAAACAAAAATATATTTCACATATGTTGTCCACTTTTTTTGGCGAAGAAGCATTTCAGATATGTAAAGAATTTAACACACATATAATTGCAACACAATCGTTTTTATTTTTATTGAATTTTTTACAAGAACATAATCCGGATTTGGTTCGAAAAATTACCTTGCCTACATTTAATAATTCAGGAGATCGCATGGTTCTCGCAAATCATACATTAAAACAATTAAATATTATTGATGATAATACAATGGATGGAAAAAACTCGGGTAGACTATCATCTGTATTATCCTTTTTGAATAAATGTTGTAATCCGATGGGAAGACGTGCTTTTCAAACACAATTAGTGAATCCTGTTTTTAATGAAGAATGGTTGAATAATGAATATGATATTATTGAACTCTTTTTGCGAGAACCAGAAGATGTTCTCCAAAATACTAGGAAACAATTAAATAAAATAAGAGATTTGGAAAAAATATGCAGACAAATAGTCGCTAAAAAGATATACCCGAATTCAATATATTTATTATATAATAGTATTGTTCATATTCAAGAGTTAAACGAAACATATTGTGAGAACCCACAACTTACACAATATTTATGTAAAAATACCAGTGTAAAACAACAACAACAACCATATAATAATATTCGTATGATAACAGGTTCTCTTTTGGAATTTATTAATTCTATTTTACATATTGATAAATGTAGAGGAATTGAAACAGTTACAACTATTACTGAAAATATTATTCAAAAAGGTATTTGTGAGAACCTAGACCAAATTATGGGTGAGTATTTAAAAAATACACAACTGTTTAATTGTGTATATAAGACGTTTAACAAAATGATGCAAACATCTGCGTCTGAAACCGAGACAGAGTATGTAAAAATACATGAAACAGAAAAATCGGGTTCAACGCTTCAAATAACAAAAAAAAGAGGAGAACTTTTACGACAGGTTCTCAAATCGCAAAAGGAAACCATTGAATTTGCTCCAGATTTTATTATTCCTGTAAAGGATATTAGATTTATAAAAGCAAGTGCTTCTGCAGAGGAAATCGAGTTTCCTCAACTAACGACTATATTGAAAAAAATAACAGGATTGAAAGAAAGGATCATGGAAGAAATTTCAAAGGCCTTTTCTAAATTTTTGAGAACATTGGAAGAACAATGGTATGATAAAATAGAAATATTAATAAAATGGGTTATAAGATTAGATATACTTCAATGTAAAACATATTCAGCGCGAAAATACAACTATTGTAAACCAATAATCGATAGTTCTCAAGAACAATCCTTTTTTGATATGAAAGGGCTTCGTCATGTTCTCATAGAACATATTCAACAAAATGAAACCTATGTAACAAATGATTTGACGCTATCTACATCGGACGAATATGATGGACTACTTATTTTTGGAACAAACGCGGTTGGAAAAACGAGTCTTATTCGTGCGGTAGGTATTGTTATTATTATGGCACAAGCAGGATTATATGTTCCTTGTTCTCAACTTAGATACAAACCATACACATCTATTTTTTCGAGAATCCTTGGAAACGATAATATATTTAAAGGGCTTTCTACATTTGCTGTGGAAATGTCTGAACTACGTATTATTTTAAAAATGGCAAATCAAAATAGTCTTGTACTCGGCGATGAATTGTGCTCTGGAACAGAAATAGAAAGCGCGCTGTCACTTTTTTCAACAGGTCTGGTTGAATTACATTCTAAACAATCCACTTTTTTATTTGCAACACATTTCCATGAAATAACAAAATACGAAGAAATACAGAAATTGGAGAACCTTGGAATGAAACACATGAGTGTTCAATATGATAAAGCAACAAATAATCTGATTTATGACAGAATATTAAGAGACGGTCAAGGCAGTCGAATGTATGGTCTAGAAGTATGTAAATCTTTATATATGGAAGAATCCTTTTTAGAGATGGCTTATGCGTTTCGAAATAAATATTTTCCGGAAAAAAAAGGAGAACTTCAACATTCGCCGTCACATTATAATAAACGAAAAATAAGAGGTATTTGCCAAATGTGTAAAATAGAAATTGCAGAAGAAACACATCATCTATCACCTCAAAAAGACGCGAATGAACAAGGATATATAGGTTCTTTTCATAAAAATCATAAAGCGAACTTAGCAAGTGTATGTGAAAAATGTCATGATAAGTTACATGAGACGGATTCAACAATCAAAATAAAAAAATCTACTAATGGATATATTTTTGATTCTGTTTGATAAAATAATATGTATGTTTTATCAACTGGTCTAAATGACACCACTTACATTTCTAATTACACCAAGCGCTGTTTGACTAGAATATACGTCATCAGTTATAAAATCAACATTGTAGTTATCAATATTATGTGGATCATTTACTTCAGGCGCAATTCTAGCTTCTGTATTTAGATCGCTATCTGAACTTAAGTCATCATAAAAGGCTCTTCTCTGATAATCCATTGTGTTAGTTGGCATCGAAATGCTCCTTCCGAATAACGCGTTTGTACGAAATAATGTTGGTCGCGGTTTATGTTGCGTTGCAGATCCTGATCGATAACATGTTTGACCTCTTTGTGATGTATTTCTCGATTCCGAATACATATTTCCTTCATTTGACCCTAGTGTCATATAACTAATATGAATGTCTTCGCAAAGAATCTTCATAAATGTATCTTCTTTCAAATCATTTTCGTCAATATACATGCTCATTGTTTTGTAAAAGTCTTTCATTCTTTTTTTTAAATCTGTATGTGAAGTATTTGTATAATTATTTGCTGCTTCGTACAGTAACTCCATGGTCATTTGTCTAAAAATATATTTTGACAAATTACTCTCTAAAATCGTACCGTCTTCATTTACTAAATCTGGTAGCGAATCCACTATACATAATGTTTCATTTTCACCAGTAATTTGAATTGTATCACCGTTCTCATTATCTAATTGGTTACAGATTGTTCCTTCGATACTACATTCTACATATCTTGGCTCTATGGTCTTGATATGATATATATTTTCTTTTTCTGACAACAACGCAGGAACGACCAATGATTGTTTCCAACTATTTGTTTCTGCGTCGTAAATAAGTGTTCCGTCGTTCATTGTGATTTTTACGTCTTCTATTGCCGAGTATAACAACGCATGAACAATCTCGCCGTATACTAGTCCAGTGTTTTCGAAATTGTCAACAAACATGTATTTATTATATATTCCTCGCTTTGAACATTTAGACAATAGCTCTGAGTTGTGCTCTGTGCCGTAACCAATAAATATTGCCGAATGATCTGGGTCTATTAGTTTCACCAATGAAGGTATATTTGTTTCTCCTGAAGTAGGCTGCCCATCCGTTAAGAATAAATGAATCGTTTTATAATCGGCGTTTTTCAAAATAGCTGAGTTCATAATTTTATTTGATTCTTTAAATGCTAATTCAATATTTGTCATTGACTCTGCTCGCATGGAGTTCACTTTTGCGATTAATGTATCTACATTATCCTTCGTCAACAAAATCTTTTGGACAATCGTTGAAAATTCCATTGAGAACGCGTCGATTTGAATCCATATATCACTCTCTACACTGGTACTCAGAAACTGAAGCATTTTCACTAATGTTTGTTTTACATAGTCCAATCTTGATCGATTATTATCCGATGGTTCTTCCATAGAACCAGACACGTCCATTGTTGCCTTTATAAATATACTCTTTGTTGTTTTCTTTGTCTTTGCCGCCTTGATGGATAACTTGCCGAATTTTTCGTCTACGTTTGAAAATATTTTGATAGGCATTGGTTGATTATGAAAATCAATAGACTCATTTGAAATGATGAAGCTAGAATTGACGATCGACATTATATACTATATAGTAGGCTATATAGTTTATATTATTTTAAAATCAATTTTATGAACAATTGCCATAGCATTTACCTTGGTAATAATAATAGTCTCTATTGGTTATTAAAAAATCACTATAATTTGCTTTTAAAGATGGACCGTTCTCACTACCCGCAACACATTTTTCACCCCCGAGTAATGCACAGCATGTGGTTGAAGCACACGCGTTTGTATTTATTTGATTACATTTTTGTTCTCTTTCATATACAGATGAATTGGTTTCTTCGCAAAATCCTTTTTTCTGTACTGCTAACCCATATATACTTGAAACATTTGATTGGTTTGATGATTTACTTAATAGTGTGCTTTCTTCATAGTTTGGAACATACGAAGATGGTCCAAAAGGATAAGACCCAGGTTCATAGTATAATGTAGTTTGTTTAACATTGGAATATGGGACAGCAATTAAATTTCCAGATGCGTCACGAATCCACATTTTACCAACACCTGCAGAACTCTCATCAGTGTTTTTTACTAGGGTCGATGGATCAGCGTGATATGTAATATCATAATTATCTGAATTATATGAATTTGATGAAATATCTTTTATGTCTACAACACTTAACTTTTGCTTTTTTAAATATTCAATCTCTTTTTCTTTACTTGAAAACACATTTGCGTTGAATTTTATACGCCCAACTTGAAGGTCGTCTATTTTTTTGTCAATGTCTGCGTTGTCTTTAGCTATTTTTCTTGTTTCATATATTGCCAAATTTGATTTTGGAACATATGATTTTTTATCAAAACCTTGAACATATCCATATGGAACTTTTTGTAACATGTTATTATTACTTGAATCAATATAATAATTAGAATCGATCTTCGCTCGGACGGTTTTCGTTTCTTTTGTAATAGTGTCAATATATTTGATATCACTTATACAAGATGGACTAAAGTCAGTAACTGAACATATCTCAGTGATACCTGTAGTACCAACCTGAAAACTCTCAATCTTATACGCATCTATTGCTAAATATAATGATATTAAAATAATAGTTATGGAAAATATAATAAATAGACTATTTTTCATCATTAATCTAATATATATTTAGGAAAATATATTTTCATATATTATAAAATGGGACTTGTTGTTTCTATATACGCTGCTATTCTTTTTTTCCTTTTGACTCCTGCAATCCTCGTACGTCTTCCACCAGGTGGCAGCAAATGGACCGTTGCTGCCGTTCATGCAATTGTGTTTGCTATTCTTTTCCATTTTACTCATAAATTTGTTTGGCGTTTAGGTGCCAGATTTGAAGGTATGGAAACGGAAACGGAAACTCCAACTGTTAATCCTAAGAAATTACCGTCTCCGTAAATGGATTAGATAAAAAATTATATATGTTTATAAAATTGAATAAAAATATATAAAACAATAATATTATATATATACAGATGATTATTCCAATTCGTTGTTTTACATGCAGTATGGTATTGGCCGATAAATATCGTTTCTATTTAGCAGAAGTTCGCAAAAAAAAATTAGCAGATGGATTAAAAGTAGATCGAGTTGTATATTTAACAAAAGATAATATGGAAAAGACAGCAGAAGGTGAAGTATTGGATGAATTGCGTTTGTTTAATATGTGCTGCAGAAGACATATGTTGACACATGTTGATATCGAATAAAATATGAATCTAATATATAATGGGTAAAAAAAGAACTATAAAAAAAGGCGGTAATTGCGGTTGTAACTCACAATTCAGTTTATTACAAGGTGGTTCAAATAATCCTTATTATAATCCTTTAAATAATTATAATTCAGATCCAAATGATCCAAGTGTAGTAATGTCAGTACGAATGCAACCAAATATGAACTCATCATCTTTTTTATCTGGCGGTAAGAGTAAATATAAGAAAGCCAAATCTAGGAAGAGTAAAAGAAAGAATAAATCTAAAAACAACAAGTCTAAACGAAGAACAAATCGCAAAATGAAAGGTGGCGCAATTCCAATGATACCAGGACAAAATGAAAACACAATGTCAATGTTTAATACTGTTTTAGGCTCTTCAAGTTCAGCAAATATAATAAATACTGTTCCAGATAATTATATTAATGGAGATGCAAAGATAAATCCTATAATGCCATTTATTTAGAAAATTATAAAATTATATAATATATGTCTGTTGCTGGATTCAAAAATTTATGCAGCCCTGCCTTACTTTATTTAGTAATTTCATTAATTGCTATGGTTGTCATAGCATTTCAAAATTACACAAATGAAAAAGTATATTGTTTAGGTTATTATTCATGTGATGTTACAAATGTATATCTTATTTTTATTGTAAAATTTATTTATGTTATTTTTTGGACCTGGGTATTGAACATAATATGTCGTTCGGGCTCTCCTATTATTTCATGGTTATTGGTTCTTTTCCCATTAATATTATTTTTTGTTTTACTAGGACTAATGTTAATAAAATAATGTTTATTGAGAACAAGTATTTGATCATTATCTATTGAATTTATTACATCTTTACATTTTTACAAATATTTTGTAAAAATATAATGTTATAATGCGTTTATTCAAGTAACATATTAGAATGGAGAACTATTTTGAATTTCATTTATAGTTTTACTAATATCCTGAATAATGTAATTTTTAGGATAATTCAGATTTAGTTCATTTGTAATTCTTAGCAATTGACTAATCACATGTGCTTTATTATTTGTAATATATCCAGGAACGGGGGTAACAACAGGTACAGGTACGGGTACAGGAACAGGTGTAGGACGAGGTGTAGGACGAGGAATTGGTATAGGTGTAGTAATAGGTGTAGGTAGAGGCGTAGGATTAGAAGAAAGTGGTAAAACGTTTTGTTGAAATTGTCCAATAATATTTCCAGGAGGAGACGTATTAAATGATATATAGACTTCATTCGTTGCGTCGTTTATGCTAATACCCATTCCTAACATTGTACTTGCTTGCCATACCAAACATGTGAAATGACCAGTTGCATCAGAAAACCCAGGTTTATTAAAATTATATAATGAAATTTCATTATACCAATTATCAACTGCCAATTTCAACAACACCATTACATCGCTACCATATCCTCGAAAATATGCAATATTTTCACCATATAAGGTTGACCCACTATGTTTGAATACATGATTACTCGTCATATATTTTGTCCATTTTTGAGCAAATGTAGCAATAGTATCATTCCATATTAGTGGTGCAGCCTGATTTTTTAATCTATAACTATTAACATAATCAGTTATATCAATAATATTTTGTTGAGATAAACTTGGCTGAATAATTGACATTATATATATTACATATATTTTACTAAACAAGCATATACTGATACCATAATGAATACAAAACTAATTACATTTTTACATTTACGATGTTACAGTACTAATAATATTACAATGGTATAATATGTATTACAACTGTAAAAATGACAACCCATAATAGTAAGGTTTAGGATTAATTATTTTGTATATATTTATCTATTAGACAAATATATATATGTCTGATCATTCCCATAATTCTTCTCACTCCGTGCCTAGCTCGCCAACGAACGCAAATCCAGTCGTTCCACCAGTCGTTCCGCCAGTCGTTCCACCAGTTGTAACACCAGTCGTTCCACCAGTCGTTCCGCCAGTCGTTCCACCAGTCGTTCCGCCAGTCGTTCCACCAGTCGTTCCACCAGTCGTTCCGCCAGTCGTTCCACCAGTCGTTCCGCCAGTCGTTCCACCAGTCGTTCCGCCAGTCGTTCCACCAGTCGTTCCGCCAGTCGTTCCGCCAGTTGTAACTACAACAGTTCATACCTATGAATTTTTTGATGTTAGTGGTCATCTTATTGATCGTTCATTGAATCAACCTTTTTTAATCGATGCTTCCGGAAATCTACTAGATATGTCAATGAATATTTTATATAATATGAACGATATTATTGATATCTCATCGACTGTAATAAATGGTGTAGGATATCGAATTGTAAACGAACAATCACTTGATCCTACTGGAAATTTAAATTTACATACAACATTCACTTCAACCGAACCGGCAATTTATGACCCAGATATTACTGAAAATTTCGTTGAATATGTAACAACATATAATAATATTTCAGACGCAACTAGTGAAAATACTATTGTTATGAACCAAATTATTGGATATGCGGCAAGAATAAAATGTGAAGATTTTCACGGTAAAGGAACAATCGATGATTACTCTGAACTATTTAAAGCCGCTGCTAAAATTGCTACTGAAACGAAACAGATTCAACTTGATGTTGATATTGATGGTTTTAATGAATTTGGACAAGCAGCAGACGAACTGGCAAATTTGTTCACTAGTTTTACATTGCGATTACAAAATGTAAATATTATTAATGATATAACATTTTTAAGAGCTATTTCGAACGCGCTTGAGCGAATAGCGAATTTATCTGACATATTTGGCAAATTTAAACAAACCATCTTGACAAAATCGAGCATTCAACTTCCAAAATCATCTCATGATACAAAGGTTATTTTGGATAACGTTATGATGGAAATTAATTGCGCAATGAGATATATTACTAATTTTGTTGATGTTACTGACGCGAATTTACATGATTATCAATTATCAACAGAAGAAAAAACGATCATATCTAAGGCAGTTGACACAATCGATAATTGGAATATTATTTGTCAAGAAGGTGTGTCTATTGCTATGACCACAAATCCTGATATCGTATCTATTAATAATACAAATCAGTTATTGAAATCTAAAACCAATGACTTAAAATCGCTAGTTGGAACATTAAAAACCAAACTCTCTACCTACATGACAATGTAATTATTAGAATGTAAAAAAACGGTATTATATATTTTTGTCTATAAAATTGATATAAATATATTATTTTATATATAATAGTATTACGAGTATGGATCCTATATTGAAGAAGGTATCTGAAGAGAATGATGTATTTCGATTCACTTTATCTAATATAAATGTGAGTTTAGCAAATGCTGTTCGCAGGACTATTTTAAGCGATATTCCTGCAGTTGTTTTAGGCACTGAGATATATCAGGACAATAAATGTATAATAAAAGTAAATACCAGCCGCATACACAATGAATTAGTAAAACAAAGGTTAAGCAGCATTCCAGTTCATATTTCGAATGAAAAAGAAATAGAATCATTTCCAAATGACTATATATTAGAATTGGACGTTCAGAATAATACGGAAACCACAATGATTGTTACAACCGAAGATTTTAAAATAAAACACAAAGAGTCCGGAAAATATATGAGCAAGGATGAAGTTCGAACAATCTTTCCACCAAATATACAAACACAATCGTATATTGATTTTATACGATTAAGACCTAGAATTGGTGATTCTATTCCAGGAGAACAAATTACAATCGTATCTGAGTTTACTGTTAGCACATCAAAAGTGAATGGTATGTATAGTGTTGTATCAAAATGCGCGTATGAAAACACACCTGATTTGAAAAAGATTGACGATACATGGGACGCAATTCGAGAACGTTTGATATCGGAAGAAGCATCAAAAGATGAGATCGAGTTTGAAAAGAAGAACTATTATTTGTTAGACGCTCAACGACAATTTGAACCGGATAGTTTTGATTTTGTCATTCAGACAATTGGCCAGTTTGAAAATAAACAGTTGGTAAAAAAAGCATGTAATGTATTGAATCGCAAATTTAGTGATATGGTACAAGCATTAGAGAGTGATACAGTTCCAATTACATTGGGCGAAACAACGATTGAAAATTGTTATGATATTACATTAGAGAATGAAGATTATACTATCGGAAAGGTTCTTGAATATATACTCTACGAGAACTTCTATATGGGGGAAGAAATATTTAGCTATTGTGGATTTAAAAAGATTCATCCACACAATACAGATAGCAAAATCAGAGTAGCCTATAAATTACCAACCGACAAACATATGTTGCGTCAACATTTAAAAACGGTATGTGTTTCCGCCATGGAAGTATTTACAAAAATAAATAAAATGTTTTAGACCATTCAATGATTTCTTTGCGATTATTATTCTTTATATTATTTTTTAATTATAATATAGTAAAATTGAAGTAAATACATCTTTACATATTAGAGTATATAAAGATGGAAAAACGAATTAATAAGTCAATCGAAATATACGTAGTTGATTTTAAAGACAATATAAAAACGAAGATCAATGAATTATGCTTTGAAAATAAGGACAAGGTAAATGAATTATTGGAATTTGTATATGATTATCAACGTCTATCGATGACGAAAGATGATTTCATTAAACGAAAACGTATACAGAATTCGATACCCAATTTAAATCGATGTAATGCAAGAAGAGCAAATAATGAACAATGTACTCGTCGCAGAAAAGATGGAAGCGAATATTGCGGAACACATACAAAAGGAACACCCAATGGTTTTTTACAATTAGGTGCATGTGGCGATTGTAATACGCAAAAATTAGAAGTTGTTGCTCAAGAGATTGATGGTATTGTTTATTACATTGATAAATATACGAATGTATATCGCACAGAAGATATTTTAAATGAAAAGGAAAATCCTGAGATTATTGCAAAGTATGAAGAAAAACATGGAAAAATAATCATAAAAGGGTTTATAGTTTAACCAAAACAATTATTTATCTATTTTATGTACGATCGATTCATGAATGACTTCTTCGCGATTGTTTAATATGAAATCATTAACTTCCGATGCTTTCATATAGTCACCATTATAATATTTACTAAGAATGTTTAATAGAATTTTTTTAGTAATCGGTTTTTTCACATTCTTTTTTGTATATAATAGTTGACCATCTTTTAGGTCAAAACAATCAATCTCGTTTTGTTTCATTACATCTATTAATTGTGTAGATATTTTACTCTTTTCTTTTTTTCTTAAAAGCATTTCAGATTGTAACTGTCGTATTTCATTGTCTAACTTTACCCAATCTTTAATGATATTTACCAATTGTTCCTTTGTTTCAGCCATATCTAAATATACATATTTAGATATTTTTATTATGTTTTTAATGTATTCATATACATTATAGACAATGAATTTTAATTTATTTAGTTCTCAAACTATTGCAAATACAAATAGTCAAATAGTGAATAGACAATATTATATGCCAATAAAACAAACGATTCGTTATAATACTGTTTCGCAACTACATCAACCACCACAACAACAAATACAAACGCAAGTACCTCCTGAAAACCCTCCTAAAAAAGTGAAATGGGGAGAACCAACATGGTTTCTATTGCATACCTTGTCTGTTAAGGTAAAAGATTCTGAATTTAAGAATATACGTATTGATTTATTAAATCGAATTTACGCAATATGTATAAATTTACCTTGCCCCGATTGCGCGAATCACGCAAAAATATATTTAGATAATATTAACTTTAATACAATACAAACAAAGGAGGATTTAAAAGTATTACTTTATAATTTTCACAATGATGTAAATAAGAAAAAGGGTTATCCTTATTTTCCATACAGAGAATTAGATGAAAAATATTCTGCAGCAATAACCGTTAATATTATTCGCAACTTTATGTTTCATTTTTCAGATAGGAATCGCAGTTTGAAATTACTTGCAGGTGATTTACAACGTTCGCATTTATGTGGATTATTGAAAAAATGGTTCAATGAAAAAATATCATGTTTTGATAAATAATAATACTATGAAGTTGGAAGATTTGGTTTTGCGAATGTACATTTAAATAATTGTTTCGAAGGTCTACTACATACCGTTTTACCCCCACCTACATTTATAAAAAACAATTGAGGCTGTTTAAATGAATTTACGATAGCTGCCCATAACCAAGCAATTAATCCACCACATACAATTGATAATAAAATACCCAAAAATTTATAGCAATCATTTGTTAAATTCCAAATGATATCTCCTAATATTAATAATGGCAGTATAATTAACGTGGGTAAATTTGAAATGACGATATCATTAATGACAATAATATAAACTAAATAGAATAATGTATATGATAACATTGATAATCCTAGTGGTATTTTAGAAAATGAACCGTCCTTACCTATAGTTATCATATTACAAACGCCATTTACTACACGCGGAGCTTGAGAACCTTCTGCGTCAGTTCCAAATGTATATGATATTGGAACCGTATTACCAACAAGTAAAGTTACAAATATAGCAAACAATAATCCAACTAAATAAATTAATCCTTTTAAATCTTGGTTAAATATTGATGATAACGAAAAATAACTGACTATTATAAAAGGTGCTAAACGAAAAAATAAATATGATAACGTAATTAAATTTAATTCCATTTATATACATTATAGTTATAATATTTTACAACTAATATAGACATTATTTTACATATTATATAGTGCTTTTGAAAATGGGAATACCAAGTTATTTTTCGTATATTATAAAGAATTATACAAATATTATACACAAGTTAAATAAATGTGGAACGCTAGACCATTTGTTTATGGATTGTAATTCGATCGTATATGATTCTTATTATGAACTTGAAGAACAATATAAAAAAACACCATTTGATGTTTCAACCATTGAGCAACAAATTATTACAAAAGTCATTGATAAAATAGAGAACTATATTCGTTTTATTTCGCCATCAAAGAGTGTATATATTGCGTTTGATGGCGTTGCGCCCTTTGCTAAAATGGATCAACAACGTATTAGACGATATAAAACGTCATTTATCGCTCGATTATCCAATACTGTAAAAATATGGAATACATCGGCAATAACACCAGGAACGAAATTTATGGAAATGATGTCAACTCAGATATATAGTCATTTTCGAGCAAAAACACATAAAAACCTAGATATAATGATTTCTTGTTCAGATGAACCAGGTGAAGGAGAACACAAACTATTTAAATATATTCGAGAACATGATTGTTCCAATGATTATATAGCTGTTTATGGATTAGATTCCGATTTAATAATGCTTTCGATATTTCATAAACAGTTTACGAAAAATATATTTATATTTAGAGAAGCCCCTAATTTTAAAAATGTATTGTCTCGTTCTTTTGATAAACAAGAGAAGTTATTTATGAATATTGATGAACTATGTAATAGTTTAATGAAGGAGATGGGTGGTTGTGAAAATGAAAATGAAAATGAAAATTGTATTACTGATTATGTTTTTATGTGTTTTTTATTAGGAAATGATTTTTTACCGCATTTTGCTGCATTAAATATACGAACCAATGGGTTTCAGATATTATTAGATACATATTTAAATGTTATAGGGAAATACAAAGATCGCAATTTGGTTCGTTCAAATGTTATACAATGGAAGTGGGTGAAAGAATTTTTGAATGAAATTGGAAAACATGAAAGGCAATACATATTAAATGAGTATGTAATGAGAGATAAAATGGATAATCGAAGTTGGTCTGCAAATACACCTGCAGAGAAAGAACAGGTTCTAGCAAATATACCTATTATTCAAAGACAATATGAAAAATATATATGTCCGCAAGAGAATGGCTGGGAAACGAGATATAAAAGAGTATTGTTAGTAGGAGGAGAAGAAAGGAAGTATATGGAGGGTTTGGAATGGGTGTTAAAATATTATACGAAAGGGTGTGAAGATGAAAGATGGAGATATAGATCAGATT